AGCCAGCGTATCAATGGGCAACAGGTCAATAGCGCCCTTAAGCCCGCCCTTTTCGCTAAACGCCATCCATTTATCGACGGGAATAAGCGTGTTGTTGTCGCCCTCGGTCAAGAGGCGCTGTAGGGCAGGTTGGCTAGCATCATATACGCCGCGCACGCGCAGGGCCTTTACAAGGCCATCAATGCGGTCCGTAAGAATGTCCAGTTCGTTTGCCTGATCTTGATAAAGCACAAAGTCGGCAACGGGGATAAGCGTGTCGCTAGTTGTCGTAGCGTAAAGCGGCTTGGGGCATGGAAAGAAGTTTTCCAAGCCTAGTGGATCTTCACGCTCGTCAATAATTTCCGGATAGCTTTCGGAAAGCCAATAGACCTTTTGCGTTTCCTTATCCCAAAGTTCGCAAATCCGAGCGCGGTCATTATTCTTGCTGTTTTGGCCAGATTTGCTTAGGGTTTCAGGTGAACTATCAAACGGCATCTTTTTGGCAATTTCTTCGCCAAAGCGTTCCGTAAGGGCATCCTTGGTCATATATACCCAGCGCCATACGCAAGTTACTTCTTCCCAAGTCCGTGCCGTAGAATGGCCGAAATCTTTCCAATGAACATAGTCAGCAGGAGAACACTCATATTCAATCTCCTCAGGAACCTCCTGCATGGCCGCTGTATGGTCTTGCGGATAAAGCGGTGATTGGTTAGCGCCCTCGGCGGATTCGCCTTCCTCAACGTCCTCAGTGATCTGGTAGCCGTCCTCAGGAACGTCCTGCTTACGGATATGCGGATCATAACGCACCCAAGCCGTACCACGACCGCCAAGGAACCGATCCTCGACTGCGTTCTTCATGGCCGAACGGAAATCGGAATAATGCTCAATTTCGTAATCAAGCGCCCGCTCAACCAACAGCGCCGCAACCCGGCCTACGGGATCATTGTCGCTAAAGCGCCTAGATACCGACGCCTTGGGCATACGGGCATAAACGGCAGGAACTAGCGTCTGCACATTGGACCAAAGGATATTGAATTTGGCCGTCTCATTGCCAGACGCGCTGCGGGTATCATCACGATAACGGCGAATGATTTTTGTGGAACGCTCGGCCCACTTCTTAAACTCATTGTCATATGAATGAATGACACCAAGATATTTCTGTAGAGCGGATGTTGCAGGAACATTCATTGGTTATATCCGTTACTTATTGCGATTCGAGATAGCAGCCGCTTTAGCCTTTGCGTCTTGTTTACTCGACGCGCCCCACGCCTTTAACGCCAATGCCAAGCGCGTAGGGCTTCCGTTTTTTTCCATTGGACCTGGCATACCGCCCATACGAGCAAGAAAGGATGCACGGCGAGGATTGTCGCCAGCCTTGACCGGGGCCTTTAGGGTACCGCCAGTCTCAGCCTTGTAAGATGCCCTACCCTTAGCATTTAAGCCACCCTTGGGGTTCTTGCCTTCTTTGCGCGTCCATGCCGCCGTCATCTTAATTATGCCCAAACGCGCCAGGGGGTTACAGGAGACGTTTGCAGGGCTGCTAGGGCCTCTGGTGCTTCATCCGCATAAATGAGCCTTAGATTGACAAAATAGCCGCGCTCGGTGCTGTCAGCGGGCGAAGGGCCAACCCTATCAATTAGAATGCTTGAATTAACGGGATTTAATTCACCGTCAAAATCTTCAAACAATTCAGACACCAGCAATGCCGCGTCCATCTTGGCCTTACTGGTGGCTTTTAGATAAAGGTCGATCATGCTGTTATCGCCTGTAATAAAGTGTCCGTAAGGCGGGTGTTGTAGTAGGAAATGGATTTGATATGGTTAGACGTATAATTTGCGGCTAGCAAACGATCATCCGCACCAATGTTTAGTTGGGTAAGGCCAACCGGAACCGCGCCCGGCGATGTAAAAGTTGCAACTGTACCGCCATTGCGAGATGCCGCAAAATCATTAACCGCATAAGCCGTGGCAATTTTGTTTGTTGCACCAACCGTACCAATAGCGCCCAACCCAAGTGCGGTGACCAATGCAGAACCAGAATAATATGCTGCCCGCATAATTCCGGTATCATTGTCAATATGTGTCGAGTTTTGCGTAATCGTGCCGTTAGATGCCGAGACGTAAGTTGCAAAGCCATTGGCCGAAGCATCAAATGTCACTGCAAGTGTTCCAGTAGTTTGGTTGTACCAATTGGAGAAGTTATTGCCAACCATTGTAGCAACATCAGCCGAACGGGTGACAGATGCACCTGCGGTAGGGATGTAGGACGTAGCAAAACTGCCCGCTTCCAGTTGGGCGCCCCAAATGTAAACTCCCGAAACGCCATCGCCTGTATAAATGTTTGTTACAAGCGCCGCGTTATAAAGTGAACACTGAAATTGAGCAGTGATTGCTGTATCAGATGTAGCTACCATTACAACCTTATACCAGCCATCTCCAACAGATGTTGTTGTAAGCGATCCGGCAGTCCAACCTGTGCCAAATGCAGCTATTCCAGTTACAATGTTTCCTGTTTCCGGATTAATCCTAGCTGCAACGCCATTAACCCCTGAAGATTGAATATTTATAACAATGTCACGGCCTTTATTTTTTACATAAAAACTTAATGCATATTGAATAGACGACGCGGCTTTTGTAACACTTTGATTTATGTAATGGAAAACTGTTGGAGTGGTTTTTTCAATAATTGCATCGGCATTTGTTGTGCCGTCTGGGGATACAATTGCGTTTGCGGTAACATCTATGTTTGCACTAATCCACGTTGCTGCAACATCAAGCCGATCTGAATATAGCAACAAGTTTGTTCGCGCTTCTTCAATCAGCAATCCCAGTGGCGCAAGCGTGGTAGGGCTATAATCAAACCGCGGGCCGTAATAGGCCGTAGATGTCAGGGCCGCTGCTGGGTTATAGACATACGGGTCCAATGACGCGCTGTCGGATAGTTGAGCGCCCCAAAGATATACGCCGGATGTGCCGTCACCAAGATAAGTTGAACTGGCTGCGGTTGTAGTAAAGCTAGTAGTTACACGAATTTGTGGCGTTGCTGATCCTGCTGTTGTTGCTGTTGATGTTATAGAACAACGATACCAACCATTGCCAACTGAAGTAATTGAAGATGTTACTCCCGATACGTTTACGGCAGTGGCTCCAGATCCTGTTAAATCAAAAACACCAATAAAATTTCCAGAATAAGCCGGAGCCACAAATAAAATTTGAATATATTGTCTTTCAGCTGCCTTTGCATATACGCTATATGTATATGGAACGCCCGCAACAAAAGAAAATGCTTGATTTACATTGTGATTTTGTGTCGTTGCTTGTTCTACAAGTTTATCTGCATTTAAATTACCATTTGGATCAGTTGTTGCATTTGCAGTTATAGTGCTGTTAAATTTTGTCCAGCCTGAAGTCGTAACATTAAATTCTTCGGTATAGCCAAGCAGGTTCTTAGGCGTGGTGCTGTTGTAAGTGCGAGGTGCGGTTTCGTATGTGACGGCACCCAATTGAGCGCCCCAAATGTAAAGGCCGTCCGTGACATTGCCTGTGTAGTTACCAGTGCCTGAAGGACTATCAACCAACATCAACAAAATTGTACTAGAAACTGAAGCAGTAGCTTTTGCGGTTGCTGAAATTCTATACCAACCATCTCCAACATCTTGCGAAAAAAGTGTAAGTGCAGCAGGAGGTGTTGGTGACGAAGTTCGCCACGCACCAACTGTAATGTCAAAATTTGCCCCCAAGTTTGATGTAAATGCAGCAGATGGAAATAAAACACGAACCACTGAGCGTTCTGCCGCTTTTACAAAAAAACTCCAATTATATACCGTTCCAGAAACAAATGTTGTTGTTTGCGTTATTTGGTGTGTATTTGTTGTTGCTGTTTCAATTATTTTATCTGCGGTAATTGTTCCATCTGGAGCAACAATACTATTTACATTTATAGTTGCATCAGGGTGCGCCCAACCCGTTGCCGAAAAGTTTTCGCTATTTGTAAACATATTGCTGGGTGCATAAGTAAGCTTGCCCGTGCTATCAATCAACGTGGCATTGGTGCCGCGTGAGAATGTAATACCTGGGGACGCGCCAAACGCGGCATAGCCCGTACCGTTTAAAAGGTACGACTGATTAGAAAAATCCAACAGCAAGGATGGAATACCACCCGCGCCATTACGACCGCTTGAAGTTCCCCAGATAGGTATCATAGTTTAGGCCGACCAGAAAACGGTGCAATCAACGGTGCCGCTGATTGTGACAATAAGCGAAGTGGCAAAGCGAGCCGGAATTGGATAGAACGTGCCAGCAAGGGGCGTAAAGGTATTAACGATGGTACCAGAGCCATCAGAAACCTTAATGGTTGGCGTAACCGATGCCGATGCAACGAAAATGCCAAGAATCGCGCCAAAGCCCGTAAACACGGTCGTGGTAGCCGTAATATTCTTGTAATTCTGACTTTCAGAAACTGGCGTCATATTCTTGATCTCCTAGAGCGTTTATGGGAAGCCCACATGTCGTTCAATGTAGCAGTATTTCCCGGACCTACAATAAGCGGCCTTTCAGAGGGCGCGGTACGCACCGTAGGCTCATCTCGCCATGCAATAGCCAACATTCTAAAGGCATCTGCCGGGTGCGAACACCAGTTGTGCTTAGGCGTTGCCCTAAATGCCTTCTTATCTTCGTCGTATTCACGCTCATACTGGCGGAGGGCTTCAATACCCTCCATGCACTTGCGTTCATCAAACCAACAACGTGATAACATTTGTCGAACGGCTTGGATACCGTCTTGAACCGACAAATCAGGCACAATTCGCAGGTTTTGTACCCCTAAATACTCGCCAAGTTGCTCAATTATCGACTTACCCTGTGCCGCAAGCGTTTTAGCACGCGCATCATGGGGCAAATAATGCGTTCCGTAATGGTAGGGCTTTTGCGTGATGACCTTAGCCAACTCTTGTATGCTAGCACCAGACACAGCATGATAATCAATGATATGAATTTCACCAGCAATAACCTGATACCACCAAATTGCTGTGTCATCGCGATACCCCAAGTCCCAGGCTGTATGTGTTGGTAGGCTAGGATCGTATGCAACTTCGGTAACGCGCTTTTCTTCGGTCGCGATCCGCATTTCGATACCATAAAACGCACCAAGAATGGCCGCTTCAAAGCTGCACTCGTATTCCTGCATATATTGGTCTTCGGAAATCTGGGCCTTAACAGCGTTTATTTCGCTCATTGGCAAAATACCGCTTTCCGTAGCCGTCAGACGCAAGCAAAACCATTCCTCGGGATTCATCCTGGCGGTTTGGAAAATATCCCAGAACTGATTCTTGCCTTTTGGCGTACCACCAAAGACCGCCCAACCCTGTTTGTCTGACAATGTCGGGCGAATGACTGAACCCCATACAGAAGGCCGGAAGTCTCCGTATTCGTCCATATAAATGCCATCGAAACCAAGCCCGCGCATAGCATCAGCATTATCTGCGCCGAAAAGCCTGATCTTGGCCCCATTGATAAGTTCAATCGTAAGTTCCGCTTCATTGGCCGACTTCATAATCGGAGCGCAAAACCGTTTAAAATAATCCCAAGCCACAGATTTAGCCTGGCTTCTAAACGGCGCGATATACCCAAACAACGGATTAGGCGACTTGCACGTTACCGCCGCCCTAATAATATCATTTACCGCCGATACGGTCTTGCCAGCACGGCGGTGGGCAACGAGACAAGCCCAGCGTTGAGTCCTGTTGTGAAACGGCTTGAACGATTCACGGGGCGCGTAGCTGAGTTTTATTTCTCGTTGGACCACGTAATCACCAATTCAACCGGACCTTCTTCCGCGCCAGTAACTTCTGTACGCGAAAGCTTGGGCACATGATATTCAATCAAGTCCGAAAAGCATTGGAAAGCAGCGCGGGGACCGTCACGCTCATGCACCTCATCGAGCCAGCCTTGAAGCCGCTCGGTGTTGCCTTCGATAAACAGCGCCAGGGCATTACGCGCATTGGCCGTGGCCTTGCCTACAGCGCCCTTGGGACG